CGATAAAATGGAAAAAACCCAAAAGTTGATTTAACCACTGAGCGTGCAGCTCCAACTCCAGGAGCAACACCTTCACTGCGCCATAATGTATAACGTTTTAACAACTGACGAAAAGACGTCACACGCTCCCCAGTATACACATAGGGAATATCGTCATTTCGCTGAGCGACATTACCCATTCTATAAGTAGTGGGCATAACTGGAGCATTATACATTGTTGTATGTTGAGCCGTAGTTTCAATAAAACCAGACTGGGCAAAAAACACAACATCTTTAAAGGCATCATCGGGAACAAACACCTCAAAATCATCAGCAGTAGACACATATAAATTTATATATATGTCATTATTTGCTACTGTATTTGGAGTTGTTAACTCATTAAGAACGTAAACAGATAAAACACCATTTCCAAACGCAGTAGAAGTAAAAGCAGCTGTATTGAACAAATCAGACGTGGCATCTTCAATAACTCTACCCATATCCATCAAGGTTGAGACTTGGGCTGGACCAACTTCAATGACAAAATCACTCTCCTTAGCTAAATCAACAATTTGGACATAATTAATATTATACTCTCCAGAGTTTTGAACAAAATTTGGATCATACACTATTTTTAGACGTCCTCTATGAAAACCTGATGCTACACATTGTATGCGATATCTCATTGTACCTGTCCAATACACAAATGGTGCAGCCGCTACAGCACAAGCTGGTAAGCGAAAACTATTAGCATTATTTCCATCAGAATATATCATAGGCGTTACTCGCCAATTGAACAATAAGGTCTCTGGGGCAGCATCAATAGCCCAAGTAAAGGTTGTCAAATAACTCTCAATAGTTGATATATTTGTAATAACTAATGGATCAACAGGTGGTGCACCTGCTATGCGAGGATCTATGGACAATTCTTGTTTAGAATCAACTGACAATTTTTGAACAGTATCGGGCAAATCACATACGGCCATTGGCGATCCATATAATGGAACAATAGGTGCCGCACCCGTAACTAGTGGTGGACGAGAAAAGCCAAATAACTTAGCTAACTTGCCAATACCCGAAGCAATCATCATAGTAGACATAGCATATGGTCGAATACTTGGTATATTGGTTAACAAACCCGCAGCAGATGCAACAGCAGATGCTGGCCCACTAACTACTCCAGTACGTGCAGCCTCATCAATTTCTCCAGATTGCGGTAAAAGCAATGACATATCCACAGATGTTGGAACAGAAATAGATACATCTTCAAGCCAAGCAAATAAACACAAAGATATGGGTTCATTCGATGCATTAGCATTCTTTAAAACAGTACTAAAAGAAGATAAGTGTAATGTACCCATACTTTGAAAAGCACCAGAGATTATATCCAAATAATTATACTCATATAAAAAAGGTAGGCATAATTCTCCTCCTGCACTAGTACATGGATCAACAAAAACTTTGGGCCACTGTGAAAAAGTCGTGGGATGGAAACTGGTAGTAAACCCATCTACGGGGGATCTTGGTAAATATGACAACATAGCTCTACCATAGTAGAAACTATTACCATTAACAACTATCTTTACACACATCTTTCCACGGAACAGTTTATAATTATTTAAACGGTTAGACACACGTCTATTTGAAAAATATTCGTCCCATGGATTAATTGTTTCTGCAATAGGAGAACCAACAGCCCACGAATAATGTGCTATTTTAATAGGCCTAGAAAAGAAATTATTCAAATCAGCCTGATCGGAATCCAATAATGTACGCACGCTGTCATACGGAACAGACGACGTGTGCAAAAATGGATTATATTCATCATCAAACATTACATTCTGGGAGGTGGATGATGTCTCACCAACCTGAATGGTTCCACTTTGGGGTAGGAACAACACCTCTCTTATTTTGTTATATGTGGCAAGTCGAATAGTACTCGCACTCCTGACTCAAGGAATGCAGACGACTGGTGTGTTGTTAGTAGCTAACTAACTCTCCTAAATAGGAGTACGACACGAGGGCCATGCTAACTGTACAAAGCCTAATTTACATTAAATATACACCAAATCACAAACATTTATAAAATTGGTAACCATATATACAGTGTCCGTTTCAACTTTACCTAAGGACCCCCGATGGACTTCGGGGGAATTTTCTGAGGAGTATATTTCTCCTTCCAAGCCACTACACGTTCATCATAATCTACAAAACCACGACACATAAGATCAATACCTGCGCGTGTAGCTACCTCCTTCAACTTACATAGCATCTCATCATATTTATCTCGACCAAAATAAAAGAAGTCTTTCAAAGACGTGTCAATATTTTCAGCACTCTGTTGCTCCATATTCAAATACTTGGATGTAACATGACAATGCAATCGCTTATAAATTGATTTTTCAGCAAGTATACCAACATTACACCCTAAATCAGAATTATAATAATTTGTACGTTTTAAAAACTCCAACTCATCATCGCGCAGAAAGGGACATTCCGCCTTTTCCTTGCTGGGGCTAGTGAACTTGATGTTATACTTAGCCAAATAATCAGACACTGATACTACATTAAACAACTTCCTCTTACTTGAGACTGAACCCAACACATCATCACCATATGTCTGTATAGCGACGTATTTTCTAAAGGAACCAATCTTATCATTGGGATACTTTGAATAATACGCACATCGCAACAATATGCTATTCACAATACAATTTATAATTACTGTTAAATTTTGACCAGATGGATTTGAACCGAACAACATCAATACAGCACCGTCATATATAATAATAGGGTTTACAACCTCTGACACAACACTTTCCATAATTGTGATATCACGCTGAGTATAGTGCTCAGACATTTTAGCAACACTTATCAAGACTTTAAAAGCCGCGCAAATCAACTGAGCTGGCATACGTTGATCGTACTCTGAATAATCTCCACCAAACTTATTTGGAAATTTCATCATATATGTATACAGTTGTTCCCATTCAGTACCTTCCGCATTGCACCCAACAGCACACTCAGTCTTGATGGAGTGCAATTGCATAACTCTAACAACAGGCAAATAATACTTCCTTAGTATAGCCTGTATTATCAATGGGGCACACTCAAAAACTCGCGTCTTTGTTTTAGTCAATTTAGTGGGTTCATCCTTTAGTGCTGCTTTCCATGGTACATAAATGCGCAGCCTCTGTGCCAAAACATCCTCAGCTTCACATATCTTTTTGCGTATTTCAGCTACAAACCTGCGTGGACAAGAATGTGCATCTCCCACATTGGAAACTTCTTCAACCAACTCTTTCTTGTCCTTTGTGAATGGAAACCCTGGTGAAGTACTCAAATTCATCGGGTCAATAAAACGACAACCATCAATACCTGAAACAATTTCTATATCGTTTAATGGTCGCATAGCATAAATCGTTTCACTTGTTTTCCCTTTTCCAATGTTATTGAAACAATCTTGGTAACATAATGTGGCCTTAATAATTTCATCACCAATCTCAAGACTTTGATGCGCTATATTATTAAGCGCGACCTGATATGGATAATATCCTCCCGCTAACTTTGGCGGACCCCATTGTTGTGGAACACCAAGTACTTCCTCAACATGTTTTGAGATAATAGAAGTAACTACATTTGAGTGTGGAGTTGATCTCACAGAATGTCCACCAAAAACCTCCACGTGACAATCTTGACGATCTAAAAAGTTAACAGCACTCTTATAATGCAATGGAGCATCAACTATTTTAACACCAAATTGTTCCTCCAACATTACACCTTCATCAGCCACACGCAATATGTGAGCATTTGACATAAGTCTAGAGTACGCGTCTTCAACATCTCCGCGCAAAATTGTTTGACCACATCCAATTGCACCATTAGGTTGACCGCCTATATGAAATCCTAATATGTACGTACCAAGTTCATTACTTACTATTGGTGACATACACATACCATTTTCAGTTAATCGTGGCAAAATATAAGTGCCTCCATCACATTTTCTGGATCCATAAGGTACTTGGCCAACTTCAAAACGAATATTATAATGGTCTACAGCAAAATCTTTGGCGCGATACACAAATATAGCACGTGAGCTACGTGTTGTCTTGACATCAGGAAAATATTCAAAAACATCTTTTCTACTTCCAAGCTCAGGAATATAAATCATAGTAGCATCAATATTCAAATGCGACATACAGGAATTAGACACAGTTGTCACAAAAGAATTCCCAACAGCATGTGATGGTCCAGTAAAAATTCGCATGCGAAATGCAACTACACCACTCGGCATATTGGCTTCAATAAAATGCTTAGGCACCAAAACCACATTAGAGCGCACTGCAAAAGCACGAGTCATTTGCCATGGTTGGTCTGAAATGGGTTTAAGACTTTCAACATAGAAAGTACTTCGACCACATATTCTTGCTAAATCAGATCCACACGTAGTACGACACCTTTCATTCAATGGTATGGGACGTGGTACAGCAATAGCCCAATCATTAATTTCTTTATCACGCTCATAAATTTGTTCCATAGAAGTAGGATTTATGTTACCTTGTTCCCTAAAAATAATTTGAGTTCTCCAAATGCTACTCAACACTTTACATATAGTGGCCGCTAATGCGCTGCCAATCAATATCTGCAAATATCTTTCACGTAAATACTTAACAACAGCAGGAGCACGGTCAGACCGACTCTCCAACTCTCGCTCGATTAAATATTTTTCAGACAAATAATACGTGCTTATACTAAAATATACAACAGTTACCCACAAGAAAGCAATCAACTTACAAGGGCAGGTGTCACTCAAAATCATAAATATGCACACAAAAGTAAAAACACCCAACAAGGCTGCAATGCTATAAAAAACATCATCTACTCGAGCTACAAGATAAGTATATCGCAACATTCTACTATTTATTATACTAGGAGGAACATAACATATCCAATCTAGCCATGACCCTCGAAAATTGTTTGATATAGCCACTAATTCTATTGTAGATATGCGTCGGACATTTCGACACGTTTCTAGTATTCCATGAGTATTAGCAAATATAACTGAAACCCACAACCTATACCATCTAAATGAAAAGGCATGTACAATATGTGCACAATTGTCCAACCATCTTCGCGGCAATACTAAACGCATAATGTGAATTGCAACACAAGATAATACAATATACACAATAGACATGACCAATCGTACAACATTATAAAAAGCATGTACACCATTGGTGACCAAGCCTGATTGTTGACAAAAAGAGGCATTTTCACCATCAAATGACTGTGTTAAATCATCATGCAAGAGTGCAATGTCGGTAACAATGTCATGTCCTGGCACATTACTCAAAATAACACCTGGTATAGGTGCATTTGCTAAAGGTAAATGGTGCTCTGCATTTACATCTTGAGTAGAAATAAGAGAACAAGTATCACATAAATAAAGTCCACACACGGAACAAGGTTGTAATCCAAGATTGGGTTTCATATTCTTGACAAACTCCTTTTGAAATATATAGTGTGCCTTCGAAGCATGCTGTAACCATCTCAAATAAATACCAACACGAATATTTTCCAAATAATACGACTCATTATCACTAGGGTCTGTCCAACAAAAAGGTAACAAATCATATGTGGTTCTTCCACCAACAACTCCCTTAATTACACAACGTGTAACATCTAATAACCAAATATCTGGAGCTGGGGAAGTACCAAACACTCGTGTTACTTTTTCTTCATCAATCATACCATCAATTCGCTTGTATTCTGGATCTAAGCGAACTGTCACATGATATAATCTACGGAGAACAGATTCAGGCTTGTTCGAATAGACTGGTGCATCCAAATTACGTTTATTGGTCGTAACAGTTACAATTCGAGGACGTAATGCAACTTTTCCTTTCATATGCGCCTCAGCCATCGGGGCTAGAAATAAGGCATTATTAATAGTTTGAATCAGATGATAGGTGGGAGAGTCTGCTACAAATTCGGCTTTTGTGTTAGCCATATCATCAAACTGAATAACATTTGTTGACGATCTAATATTAGAAGCAAACTTATCATTATCTGCCCACGTCTGACGTTTTTCTGCCGACACATCTATATTATTATATAATCCAATTGTTGTAATACTAACACTGGCTAAAGCTGTTTTTCCAACTCCAGACTCACCATAAAAAGAAATAGCAAAAGGTGACTCACGCATGTCACCTCGCACTTTACTCTGTTCATAGTCTGATCGCCAATTGCGCAAACTGAAAAGCTTCCTATCTAATGAAGCTTTTTCAGGTGAATTCTTGTCTTTCTTAAATATCATGGACTCCAATAACTTTGTGCCCATTTCAATAGCTTTACTTATCAAATCCATATATTCGTCATCTGTTACTTGTTTCATTTCTAACAGATTTCCAGTGCTAATATAACCCGCATAATCATTACAAATGGCATACTTTCTCTCAAATTCAACAATCTCATTCTCGCAGTAGAAAAATGCACTTAATTGTCCAGTAGTATACACTCGATATCCACCTTCCAAAAAAGCACACACTGTTCCAACTATCGCATCAGCAAAGGAGCTAGCTGATATCTGGTTGCTGTAAGCAATAGGAGCAAATAATTGTAAATTTCCAGCAGAGAATGTTAATTGGGATGCATTGCATAAACCAATTGAAACTATATAATTTAATAACTGGGTAACACTTGATGCAAATGTACTGTCACGGTATATCTTAAACTCGCTATAAAGAGCTTTAAACTGACGCACCCAATTACACTCAGTTTCACCACTCTGTGCAACAAATCCTTTTATCTGAGAAAAAATTTCCAAATCTTGAAAATCATGACAAATTTCAGCAGCCATATATGACATTGGTTTCTGTAAATGCGAATGAACATAAACAACGGTTGCAACACACATACCTTCCAATCCAACAGAACACTTTATGTTTGCAAACAATCCAACAATCCTTTCCACCTCCAAAACATATCTCTCCAACATTTCTGTACGTAAATAGTATCTTTCTAAAGCTTTAGTAATTAAATTGCGTAGCGGCGTCATTGTAAAATTATAGTTAATGAGATTAAATTGCATATATAATTAATTAGGTTAAAAAGAGCTCAATAAGAGGATACATTGTTTTATAAAGTGCGATCTACACTTGGTTGCGAAAAAGGACGGCATGTCTTAACGACAAGCCTAACTATGCGCCTCTGCTAAGATCCCGAAGCTTAATTTTAGAGTACCTGGCTACCGCGGTTAGACACACTACCAAGAGAACGGATCCGAGTAGTGGCCATCGACGCTATCTTCGCCTACTATAATTACTTTCATGTCATGAAATGCGCGTAAACCCAAAAGAACTTTATTATCAGCGCTCTGGTCAGATACATGAGAACTACCTCATTACGCTACGCGGCTTTCGGGCGACTTCATGTCCATAATTAAGTAGGGCCTTTCAAAAATATTTGAAACCCTCACTCCAGGAAAAAACCTTTCAATTAATTCACTTATGCTGTCAATGAAAAACTGGCATATTAAAAATATAGTTATTACTTCTAGAACCATCCCACCGTGTGGGCATGGGCTTTACACTTCCAAGCAAAACTAATATATTTAAAAATACCGTTCCTTTTATCCAGGTTGCAAAGGCTGGCTGACATTGATAGGGTGTGAATATAACTTACTTACAATAAAACTCCCGACTCAATCTATTCCACCAATAAATAAGTCCTACTAAACACTATTGTACAAGCTTATTACCTCTAGTAATTTTTAGGATTTGTATTTTGTTTATTATTTATTGTTTATAATTTTGTGGTCAAAATTAATGACCTTAATGAAATATGTATTTTAAATGAACGGCTGGAATAATCCAATACCGGGAATATGACTCTAAATAACCGCAAGAGTTATGCCCCTTAGAACGGGCAGCTCATAGAATCAAAAATTCAAACTCTGTCGTCACAGAGCAGCGGTGGCTAGTACCATAACCATTTATCATATCCACTTATTTTCTATAGTATCAGTGTCTGGTACAAAACACACTATAGAGCCCCGTTTATTTTATTATAACGTGTCGAGAGGAAGCTCGACACAAGGGGGCTAGCTTAATTTATTATAGTCTTCCAGCTAGTACGGAAGACTTTGCGCAACTTGCCTAAGGTCACGACTAGATAAAGAATAAGAAATAACATAATTGATAGAGAAATTACCATCACATATCCGTTAGACATGTAAAGGACACGACGATATGTAAAAGAAAAATGCAAAAACATTTAGCTAATAATGCCTAATTTAGATAATATTAGCACACTTCTTAAAACACGATTCAAATGAATCCGCGTACGCGATCGTACAATTACCTAAATTAGAGGTTACAGGGCTGGCAGGCCCTGCA